GGCTATCGGCGGCATGAGTGGCAGAAGATGCGCGACCGCAATGAGGCGCTCGACTGCCGCGTGTACGCGCGCGCCGCGGCCGCCCGGGTCGGCATCGATCGGTTTCAGGAACGGCACTGGGTGGAATGGGAGCGTCGCGCGGCGCCTCCTGCTTCGGCCCAAGAACCGCAGACACATCGCGCGCCGGTCGCGCGGCCCAGGAACCAGGTGCGCTTCAAGGTTGAGATCTGAATTGCGTTCACACAGGCCGATCTCGACGCGCTCGATGCCGCGCGCAAGCAGGGTGCGAAGCGCATTCGCTTTCAGGACCGCGACTTCGAGTTTGATTCCGTCGACGACTACATCAAGCTGCGGAACCTGATCCTCAACGACATCGCGCAGCAGAACGGGCCACAGCAGATTCGGCAGGTTCGCATCTACACGAACTCCGGCTGGTAAACCAGACTTGGCGATCGAGACCTTCATGATGCTGGCGCGCGCCGCCGGCCACGAGCCTCCGCCCGTGCCGCGCTCGCGCAGCATGGGCAAGACGCCGTTCGACGCGGCGGGCAAGGGCCGGCGCGGGTACGGATGGAACCCGAGCTATCTCGGCCTCAACACACTCCTGTTCTCGCACGGACTGGAGCTGCTGACGCGCAACCGCGATGCCGTGCGCAACAGCGCGTGGGCGGCGGGAGCCGTGGATTCGTATGTCGCGAACGCCATCGGCCGCGGAATCCGGCTGATCCCGCAGCATCCGGACGAACAGGTTCGCGAACTAATCCGTCAGAAGTGGGCGCGATGGATTCGCGAATCGGATGTCGAGTACGACCCGAAGAATCCGGCCAGCGGGCAGACCGATTTCTACGGCCAGCAGATGATCATCGCGCGCGAGGTGATGGAGGCCGGCGAATGCTTCGTGCGCTTCCGGCCGCGCTCGCCGAAGGAAGGGCTTTCTGTCCCTCTCCAGTTGCAGTTGATCGAAGCCGAGCAGTTACCGCTGTGGCGCAACCAGCCCACGCCGGATGTACCCGAACAAAATCGCGTACGCTGCGGAGTCGAGTTCCGGCCGGATGGGCGGCGCGCCGCGTACCACTTCTGGCGGGCGCATCCGGGCGAGACGATGTTCTATCCGCTCGAGGCGCTACAGGTGGAGCGCGTGCCGGCGAGCGACGTGCTGCACGTCTACAAGCCGATTCGCGCCGGCCAATTTCGCGGCCAGCCGTGGCTTACGACGGTTTTGGCAAAGCTCTACGAACTGGAGCAGTACACGGACGCCGAGATCGTACGGAAGAAGATCTCGGCGATGATCACCGGTTTCATCAAGCAGGTGAGTCCGGACAACCCGGTGATGGCTCCCGATCAGACCACGACCGGGCAAAGCCAGGCCGACCCGGGTACGCAGATCTCGAAGCTGGAGCCAGGCACCTTCCCGGTGCTGGGCTTTGGCGAAGAGGTTCAGTTCGCCGAGGTCAAGGACAGCGGGGATTACAAAGCCTTCGTGCGGGCCTGCCTGCAGGCGTTCGCGAGCGGCGCCGGCCTCGCGGAATACCAGATCAGCGGGGACCTATCGGGGATCAACTACTCGTCGATCCGCGCCGGTCTGCTGGAGTTCCGGCGCAAGTGCGAACAGTTTCAGTATTCGGTCTTCATCTATCAGGTCTGTCACCCGATCTACCGCCGCTGGTTGCGCGAGGCGATGCTCGCGATGGTGTTCGGTGCGGAGTTGCTGAACGCCTACGACAGCGACCCCGCACCGTTTGAAGAAGCGCAGTGGGTGACGCCGGGCTGGCCGTGGGTCGATCCGGAAAAGGACATGAAGGCTGCCGAGCGTGCCATCCGGGATGGCCTGTCGACTCGCTCGATCGAATGCGCGGCGCAAGGATACGACGCGACGGTGATCGATGCCGAGCAGAAGGCCGACAACGACCGGGCGGATCGGCTTGGCCTCTCGTATGACTCCGACGGCCGGAAGATCCTCACGGGACGGAACGCCGGGATGACGGAGGAAGAAGTGGAGAAAGACGCCGCAAGCGGAAAGGTGGAGTTCCAGTGACGTTGACTCACGTCGCATCCCGGTTCGTGAACTGCCCCCTGATGATTCACCCGCCCAAGTTGGAGGTGATCATCAAGGCGCTCGGGCCGCGCCTGGGGATCGACCCGGACGCTGTGCTGGCCCGGCGCGTGCGCCTGGATGCAACCGCCACTCTGATGGCGCGCTACTCGGACGCCGGTGACGAACGGGACTACGCCGTGCTGGATGGTGTCGCTGTGGTCCCGGTTCAAGGGACACTGCTCAAGAAGGAATCGTTTCTGTCCGCGTGGAGCGGCGCCACTTCCTACGAACAGATCCAACGGCAGGTGTCTCGCGCGGTGGACGATGCCAGGGTGCGCGCCATCCTGCTCGATATCGATTCCCCGGGCGGCGAGACAACGGGATGTTTCGAACTCGCGGATTACATCTACTCGATCCGCGGCGTGAAGCCAGTCTATGCCGCCGCGAACGACATCGCCCTGTCGGCCGCCTACGCGATCGCAAGTTCCGCCAGCAAGGTGATTGTGACCCGGACCGGCGCCGTCGGATCGATCGGGGTGTACGCCCTGCACGTGGATCAATCGCAGTTCGACAAGGACATCGGCGCGAAATACACGTTCATCTTCGCCGGCGACAAGAAGGTCGACGGCAACCCGCACGAGCCGCTGAGCGAGAGCGCTAGGAGTGACATTCAGGCGGAGGTGGATCGCGAGTACGCGATCTTCGTCGAAACGGTAGCGCGGAATCGCAAGGCGGGCACGAAGGCGATCGTAGGAACGCAGGCGGGTTTGCTGTGGGCCGAAAACGCGTTGCCTCTGCTGGCTGACCAGGTCGGCACGCTCGAGGACGCGCTGACCCAACTACAAACGCAATCCGGTTCGCTAACGCGGGCCGCAATCTCAACCCGAGGAGAGCACATGACAGAAGATCCCCAAGCCCTCGCCGCGAAAAAGGAATGCGACGAAAAGGCGGAAGACAAGAAGTCGAAGAAAGACGACGCCAAGGAGCGCGAGAGCAAGAAGCCTCCCGCTGATGACGACGAGGACGACGACCAGGAAAAGGCGAAATCCAAAAAGGCCGCCGCCACCGTCCAGTCCGTGTCCGGCGAACCGTTGAAGGGTATGCGGGCGGAAACCGACATTCAAGCCATCTCGGCGCTGTGCAAGATGGCCGGCTGCCCGGAAAAGGCCGCCGAGTTCCTGATGCTGAAGAACGCGCGCGGCGAATACATGAGCGTCGCGGAGGTCAGCGAGGCTCTGACCAGTTCCCGCGTCGCGGAAAGCGAGAAACGCATGATCAGTTCGCACGTGAATCCGAACGCGGGCTCCGGCGGCGTCCAGGAGTTGGAGGCGCAGGCCGCGGCGTTCGCGCGCCAGAACCGGGGGCAGATCACCGCGGGGCTGTACGTCTCGGGGACCGCCACCAAAGTCACCAAGGAGCGAGCGTACGCGCAGATGCTCGAAGAGCACCCCGAAGCGTATGCGGCGTTTCGCGCGCAGCACAATGCCAAGGGCCTGATCGCCACCCTCGAGGCGGCGGGAGTGCGCTTGCGGTAACGAAAGGAGCAAACGGAAGTGGCTTACGAACAAACTCTTCGTACGATCGGCCTTCCCGCGAGCGCGGATCTGAGCGCATCTCAGTTCTGCTTCGTCGCGGTGAACGCGAACGGACAACTCGCGCTGCCTTCGGCGGGCGGTGATGCGGAAGGCATCCTTCAGGACAAACCGAACGCCGCTGGCCAGGCTGCGGAGGTCGGCATCCTCGGAATCAGCAAGCTGGTGGTGGGCGCGGGTGGTGTTACCGCCGGCGATCTGCTTGCCACCGATGTCAACGGCAAAGCGGTGACCGCCGCCACGGGCAACAAGATTCTCGGCCGCGCGCTGGCGACCGGAACCGCCGGGACCCTCATCCCAGCGCTGATTCAGCAGAAAGGAAAACTGTAAACCATGCCTCAACCGACTTTGGGCGATGTCCACGTAAACCGCCCCTTGACGAACATCTCCGTGGCGTACAGCCAGGAGGCGGCGGGCGTCGAATTCGTCGCCGACCGCGCGTTCCCGGCGATTCCGGTCGAAAACAAAAGCGACCTGTACTACACCTACAAGCGCACCGACTTCAACCGCGACGAAATGCAGAAGCGCGCGCTCTCGACCGAGTCCGCGGGAACGGGCTACGGGCTGGACTCCACCGGCACTTACAACTGCGACGTGTGGGCGCTGCACAAGGACGTGGATGACCAGATCCGCGCCAACAGCGACTCGCCGCTCGCGCCCGACCGCGATGCCACCATCTTCCTGACCAACAAAGCGCTGATTCGGCGCGAAACCCAGTGGGTGTCGCAGTACTTCAAGACCGGGATCTGGACCGGCGAAGTGGCCGGCCAGGCGACTGCCGACAGCACGCATGTCGGCTACTGGGACTACGCTACCTCCAACCCGATCACCGATATTCGTCACGCGAAGACGCAGGCGCGGCTGAACTCCGGCGGCTTCGTCCCGAACATCGCCGTGTTCTCGCGCCCGGTGTTTGACAAGCTGGTCGATCACCCGGACTTCATCGACCGCACCAAGTACGGCCAGACCGCGCCGAATCCGGCGATGGCCACGCGCCGCATCATGGCCGAGATCCTCGAACTCGAAGAGGTCCTGGTCGTGGATGCGGTCTACAATACCGCGGCGGAAGGCGCCACTGAGTCCAACGCCTTCATCGGCGGTCTTTCCGCGGCACTCTTCTACCGGCCTCGCAACCCCGGCTTGATGACGCCGAGCGCCGGCTACACCTTCAACTGGACCGGCCTGATCGGCTCCACCGGCGGCGCGGGCGTGCGGATCAAAACCTTCCGCATGGAGCACCTGGCCTCGGACCGCGTCGAGATCGATGCCGCTTTCGACATGCGCGTGGTGTCGAAAGACTGCGGGTTCTTCTTCAATAACGTCATCTCGGCGGTGTAACCATGTTCCTTCGCAGACCTGAATGGGCGCAGTTAATCCGCAACGGCGTGCCGCCGCTGTTCGTCCTGCGCCCGCTTGGCGGTGGTTTCACGCCGCCCAACGTGGGCGACCTGTATCCCGCTCCGGACCCGAACGACAAATTCCAAATGATGCGCGCGCGGCAGATGTACCAGCAACGGCGGATGGGGACGAGAGCGGAGTTGGAAACGGCGATGGCGAAGTCGGGGTGTCAGCCAATTCGAGCCGAGGGGCCGAAGGCCGTTACGCCCGCGAAACAGAAGAGGGAGAAATCGAATGGTCGAGGTTAAGAAGGTCCCGGTCAACGCGCCTGAGTTCCAGAGCAACGGGCCGCACCCGAAGCTGAGAGGGATCTATCCGTCGCTGCAGAAGCAATTCTTCGCGAGCCAACAAGTGGGCACCGGAGCGAGCCAGAACATCGCGCACGGCCTCGGTGCAGTTCCGGCTGGGGTGATCTGCATCCCCACGGACGGCGGCACGGTGACGTATGGCACGCACACGTCTACGAACGTCGTCGTGACCGCGACCAACGCGAAGCACTTCGATGTGCTGGCCTGGTTATGACGCCGACGTCACTGGGCCGTGTGAACGTGCCGACGCCGGGCACTCCGGTTCACCTCGCCGCAACGCGCACGCCGTGCTGCCGCATTCGCGTGCAGGTGGTCGCGGGGCTCACGGGCAAGATGTACTTCGGCACGTCGGGTCTCGATAAGAACACGCTCGCCGGCGTCATCAAGGAACTCTGGCCGAACCAGGCCGGCGGCGTGGATGATTCCTATGAAGTGTGGTCGGGCACAGATTCGGACGCACTTGACCTCGCGGATTACTGGATCGACGCGGCTGTCGGTGGCGAAGGTCTGATCGTGTCCTATTGGAATAAACCGTCCTGGACGGCAGCCGCTGGATAGTGGATGGCCTGGTCGGATCTCGTCAACACGCTGGACGCCGCGTGCCTCTCGACATTCGGCATCGCCGTCACGTTCACTCCGCAGGATGGCTCCAGCCCGCAGCAGATCACCGGAATCATTCAGAATCCGGCGATGGCTGAAGACTACGTTCCCGGCAGTGTGCAGGGCACGGCGGTGATCCGTCTCTTCGTGCGCTTCGCCAGCATCAACCCGCCGCCGCAGCACGGCGATAGCGTCACGATCAACGGCATCGCTTACGCCGTGGTCGAAGTGGACGTGGACCCGCAGAGCGCCGCGGTGCTGAAGCTGAGAGTCGAGTGAAATGCCTCACCAGATCGTCTGCACCTGAGAAGCTCGGATTCGTCCATCGCGGCTAACCAACGGAGCTCCAAGAGCGACAGCGGTGGCTGCAACGATGCGACCTGGCAGATCCGGAATCTCGTTCCTCGGAATGCGCGCAAGGGCGTCTACCACCAAACGGTCGAGCGGAACCAGGGAACAAGGATTGGAAGCATCGTCCAATGCCCGCAGTAACTGCTCACGCGCTGCCGCAGGCAAACGACCCTTCTCGACGAGGTAGATCAGTTCCACGAGGCAGATGGACGGAACGTGAATCTCTCGCCCGCAGCTGTTGCGGAATCGAGGGCGCTGCCTGCGGTTGGCGACAGCCGAGGGTCATCCAAAAGGTACCAGACCATGGTATGGGTATCGACAACAACACCGGGCATCAGATGTCATCCCGGGGAAAGTTCCGCCACATCTCACGCTCATTCTCTTCAATTTCTTCGGCAGAAAGGGAGATGCCCAGGCCCGCCCATAAGCCCCTCACGCTCTTGAACGGAGGTTTCTTTGTGGTTTCGGTTCGAAGCCGTGTCGCATGGTCAAGGATCTCCCGCTGCTTCTCGGGCGGCAACGTCCGAACCGTTTGCAGAATGGCCTGTTCAAGAGACATTTGGAACCTCTGCCTTCATTATCCGCCCTTCTGGGTGTAGACAGAAATGCTCAACCCGGCTCCGATCACCGATGCCATCGCAACCGCGCTGCTGTCGATCCCCGAGTTAAACACAGCAATGGACGGCCGAATCAGCGCGTTTCATTACCGCCTCGGCCAGGAGCACCGGCTGGCGGAACGGATATATAAGATGCCCGCGCCCTCGATGCTCGTCGCGTGGGACGGCACGATGGGCGGCAACTTCGACGGCCAGACCATCTGGAAACATCGATTCAACGTGTATTTCCGGATGGGCAATGCGGCCGGCGTCGAGAATCCTGTGGGCTACGAGGACCTGTGGTGGATCGTCTGCAACAAGCCGCCGACCGGCAGCCAGGTCAACGTGCGGTACATGCAGCTCTATCCGGGCCTCGACATCATGGACACGCCGAGCGTCGCTCACGCGCTCGATGAAGACCTGCAGGACCGGTTCGTGGGCACATTCGTGATTCCCGAAATTGGAGACAACTGATGCCGGATCTCAAGCAGGAACTGGCCGATGTGGAAGCGGCCATCCATCACATCGAGGCGCAGGTGGAGACACCCGCGCCGGCCGCGCTGCCCGCGCCGGGCAAGGTGCGATTCCGCCACCCGCACAGCGGCGACATCAAAGAAGTCGATGCGACGCCGGAGGCCATGACCCCGCTGATGGGCCTCGGATATCAGCAATACAAGGAGGACTAAACGATGTCGGCAAGAATTCAACAGCTCATTCTCGGCCTCGGCAAGGGAAAGCAGGCGAGCATCTCGGCAGCGGCGGCGACGTTCATGCGGCTGAAGAAGCTCGACACCGCGCTGACCACGCCGAAACCGGTGTTCGAAAACGACGCCGCGGAGATCGGCAAGGGGCACGAGTTCATCACGCAGACGTTCCCGTCGCACTACGAGGTCGCGAACCGCATCGAGAAGTATGCGAGCGCCGAGTTTGTCACGTGGGCCTGCGCCTACGCTCTCGGCAACGTGGCACAGACCGGGTCGGCGGCGCCCTACACCTACACCATCCTGCCGATCGATCCCGGCACTACGCTCGAGCTGCCGTACTTCTCGCTGGTCGAGCAGGTGGCCGAAGGCGGCGGCAGCGCCATCGACAACCTTTATATAGGCTGCGCGATCGAGGATTTCACCTACCAGTTCAACTACGGTCCTGGCCGCGCGTCGTCGAAGATGACAGTCAACTGGGTGGGTTCCGGGTTGTTGACCGCGCCTTCGGGCATCACCGTGCCCGCGCTCACCGCGGAGAACAACATGCTGGCGGCGGGCATGTCGCTGTCGGTGAACGGCGTCGACTACGTGGCAACGAAGCGAATTCTCTCCGGCTCGATCGGCTGGAAGAACAACCTTCTGTTGAACGCGGGCTTCTATCCCGGTTCGGGATTGCAGAACGGATTGCAGGTGCGCGGCCGGATGGAGATCGGCGCCCGCGTCCCGTCGTTTCAATTCACTGCGCGGCTGCTGGCGGGATCACCCGAGTACAACACGCTCGTTAACCAGACCACCGGCACGGCGACGCTCAGCGTCCAGCATGACACCAACAACTCTGTGACGTTCACCTTCCCGCAGATGGCGTTTCAGGTGGCCGAGAACGCCGAGGCCGACGGCATTGTGGCCGTGACCGTAACCAGCGCGCCGCAGTACAGCAATTCGCAGAACACCGTGATGTCCGTGATCACGCTATGCAGCGTGGCCGGCATCGCGCAATAGGAGGAGGACTATGTACGGAGATATTCTAGCCGCGGGCATCACAATCCGCGTGCCCAATCCGCCGAAGACCGCGCAGTTGCGGCTACCGACCAACGACGAAATATTGGATCGGCTCGATCAGCAGAAGTCGATCCGGCGCACGATTGGCCGGCGCAAGTCGCAGACCGAGTTCGTTCCGAATACGAAGGCCGACCTCGACCTGTTTAACCGGATCCGGTTGGATAAGGACGGGCCGGAGTTCGATGAATTCGAGGCCGGCAACGCTATCTCGAAGCTGACCTTCTGCGAGGTGACCGACTGCCAACGCGCCGGCGACGAGTACCGCATCGTGCTGAAGACTCCGTTCGGCGCGACGGTTCATACGCTGAAGATCCCGACACAGCGCGACATCACGATCTACCGGCGCACGGTTGTCTCGTCGATCGACCTCCCGCATGGCCAGGAAGAGCTGCGCTACCGGATCGAGCCGGCTATCGCTCTTTATGATTCGGTGGTGACCGGGATTGAAGGCTACACCGATGCGTTCAAGCCCGCCGATGTCCCTCCGCACCACAAATCGGCTGTGGTCGTGGAACTGGTGCAGGCCATCGACGATCTCGATCCGGCGCTCGACCCAAACTCCTGAGGCCGGACGAGTGGCCGCGCCCGGTTCCTCTCCGGCTGCTGATTTACCGGTCGATCCATGCGGAGGAGTTGTGCGACGGCGGGGCGGATGGCCCGCGCGGCTGCCCGGATGCCAACGATGTGACGTGCGGCGGCTGTGGCCGGGCGCGCACCGTAGAGGACGCGAACGTTCCCGGCGCGTGTCCGCAGTGCGGCTCGCGGCAGTGCACTTTGAATCGCTGTGGCCGGTGCGCGCTTGACGAGCTGGACCACGCCAGGACGCATTCGAATGCTGGCCGTCTGTTCGAGCGACTGCTGGAGTTGGAGTTCGACGCGGCGCACTTCAGCATTCCCTGGAGCGACGTGACGGCGGAAGAGGTCTGCGGCCTCCAGATCCTCAGGGAAGAACGCGACCGTTATCAGCGGGAACAGATGGAGAAACAACGAAGTGGCTTTCCACGCTAAGATCACACGCGCCCGATTCGTGCTGGGGCCGTTCAGCGCGGAGGACATGCAGACCATTGGTGGCGTTCTGGCGGACAGTATCTCCATGCGTATCCGGAAGGCGCTCAACGTGAACGATGCACCTGCAAAAGCACTGAAGCCGGGCCGCAACGGGCGGCGTGGTTATCCAGACTATAAAGCTGCGCGCGGTCTCATGCCGATTCGGGACTGGGTTTGGACGGGCCGCACCATGCGGTCGCTCAAAGTGAAGAGCGCGAACGAGAATCAGGCAGTGATCGGGTTCGTCGATCCGACTGCGGATCGCATTGCGCACGTGAACAATTTGCGGGAAAAGCAGTTTGGCGTATCGTCCGAGGACCGAAGAGCGCTGAACGCGGCAGTCCTGGCCACGCTTCGGCAGGCGCGTGCCATTCGTGTGAGGAGGGCTGCATAAGTGCCCGATCAGGAATCCATAGTCCTCGACGTCGATCCGCGCAGCGTCCTGGCGGCCATCAAGCAGGCCAATACTGCCGTCGAGGGGTGGGAGAAAGGCACGGTCGGCGCCGGTGAGCGGATGCAGAAGTCGCTCGAGCGCATGGGCGACATGCTGCTCAAGATCAACGACCGCTCCCGCAGTTCGATTGAGCGGCTCACTCAATCGATTGAGAAGCAGGCCGCGGCTTACGGTAAAACCGGAGTGGAACGCCTGGTTGCGGAGCGCGACCGACTAATCAAAAAGCTCGGCGACGAGCAACAGATGGTTGACCGCGTTCGCGCGGCCTACGAAAAGATGATCGCGGCTGAGCAGAGCTCCGCCGGTGGCGGTGGCACAGGATTCAGCGCGCGGTATGCCTTCTTCGGAGTGAAAGACCTGATGGAGGGCCGCACCAAATTCGCAATTGCAGAAGCGGCCAACGAATTGATGCGGCTTCAGGGGAGCGCCCTGGCCATTGGCGGCACGGTCGCGGGTGTGGCGGCTCTGGGCATCGCGGCGTATGAAGTAGCGAAGAAATTGCGCGAAATCCAACAGGAGCCTGAGCGGATCGCGGCCGAGTTTGCGCGCCTCACTGGCGCGACCAAGACAGCCAATGACGAGCTGCGCGTTGCGAATGATCGGATCGAAAACTCCATTGCAAAACTGGAGCACCGTCCCCAGAACAACCTGAAGCTGGCGATCGACGAGGCGGCGGTCGCGGCCGACCACCTCTCGGAAAAGATGGACAAAGCCCTCCGCTCCTTCGCGGATGTAGCGATCAAGAACGCGCCGGGAATGTTCGCCAGTATCCTGGGCCAGTCGGGCATTGACGATATCGTGAAGCTCATCCAGGGCAAATCGGGATACGGCGGACTGATCGGCGATCTCTACAAAGCCACCTCCAGCGGGGGCGATCCCACCAGGGTGCTCGAACAGTATCGCGCGCAAGTGGTGACAATGATCCGGCAATCTGAGATGGCCGAGGCCTACCAGCAAGGCAAGGGTTATGAAGGCGTGAGCTATGAGGACATCCGCGCCGCCATGACCGGCGCTTTCACGGGACGCGGGAAGTTGCCGCCCGGCCTTCGATTCGAGAATATGCTGGCGGATCAGGGGACGAGGTTGGAGACGCTGCGTGCGCTCGAGCAGGAGATCGACCTCCTGACCCAGAGCTACAGCCTCGAAAAGAAGAACACCAGCCTCACCGCCCAGGAAGGTCGCCTCAAGGAGGCCGCGAAATCAACCAGCGCCACGGAGGAGTTGCGCCAACAGGTGGCCCGGGCGCAGGAAGGCGAGTTGAATGGCCTGGCCCGCATCAACGCCGCCTACGAGGAACGTTTGCGGCATCTAAAGGAAGAGGGCGAACTCAACACTGTCAACGCCAAACTTGCCGGCGAAATCCGCGATTCAGAGATCACGCGCTTCGAAAAAGAAGAGCAGCAAAAGACTGCCGCCGCCGTGTTTGGCGCGAACGCTTCGCTGGGAGAGGCCGGCATTCGATCGAATTACGCGATCTTCCAGGCGAATCGGAAGGCAAGCGGGGCGGCGTTCGGCGAGGCGGATATCAATGCAGAGTACGACACCGCGATGGCGCTCGCGCAGAAGCAGTTTGACGTTGCCGCCCAGCATGTGCGCGAACTGCGGGAATGAACGCGGCGGAGGGCGAGATTCAACGCGCCCAAATCGAGGCCACGAAGAACTTCGCACTGGCGGCTCTCGATGCTGAGACGAAGAAGCGCGTCGAGTTGATCGATCTCGCCAAACAGCAGCGCGATGAAGAGTCCAGGACGGCGCGCGCCAACTACGACAACTCCCGCCGGCTCGGCGACGCCATGGCCGGCGAGCAGGAACGCCGGGAGCAAGATCTCGTGCAGCGACAGATCAAGATGGCCGAGGTGCTCGGCTTGAAGACTTCCGGCGGCCAGGTCGCAACGGCGCTGACCGTGGAACAACTCCGCATTGCAGCCGCGCAGATGCAGCACGACCGAGCGATCGCGCGAATC